CTGCGTTCTCAGGGAATACTTTTGCATATTCTAGAACCATGTCGAGTGTGTATCTTGCCATATTGTGTATCCTTTTCTAACACTGGTAAATATATATAGTAACTTTTTTCAGCTACTGACAACTTTTTATTTTAGTGTACATCGGCATACGTTTTACCGAATTGTACATCAATCCCAAGAGGGACATTTAACTGCAATTCATCATTGAGTAAATCAATAGCAGACTGCATCTTGCTCTTTGTGTTTTCCTCTTCTCCTTCTTTTGTCAGGACAATAACCTCGTCGTGAAATTGACCAATAGTTTTTAACAGAAAGCCACGACAGTACATGACCCAACTATCAAAACAGTATACACCTGTAGATTGGTTCAAGGTACTAAACCTGTCCTTGTCTGACCTTAGTGAATGCCAGAAGCCAGACACAGGATTGTAAAGCCAATCAGAACCAAATAAATTTCTAACGGTTGCATCTTTACTCACTTTCTCTACAGACCAGTTGCGTGACCAGAATGCGTCTAGGAGCGTCTGTGCTTCGCTCTCAGACATGCCTGTGTTTCTGGCTAGGGTCTGCTTACCTACACCATAAGTTGCACTGTAGTTCACCACCTTGTAGTTCTTACGTAGTGTCTTGAGGCTACGTTCACCTGAGTTGTGTTTGTCGATGTCATCTTGTGTAACGACACCTGCGTGTTTAGCAAGGTCAAGGTGTGGATCAAACCCATCCTTAGACATTTCCTCGACATAATCAGGGTCTAGCGGTTTCATGTAGTGACGTTTGGTTGTGTCCTCTAATGATGTCATGTCAGCACCACACAGAGTGTAACCTTCTGGTGCTGTCAGGCATTCCCTTATTTCTTTACCGTACTGTCGATCAACGCTTGGCAAGTTGACACATGGTCGGGCGTGACGGAACCTGAATGTGTTCGTAAGTCCTGCCACACTTGCACACACATATCCCTCGTTTTCTGAGTCAAGTAAGCCCTTGATAACTCCAATACGGTGAGAAAGAACAGTGAGGCCATCAAGCAAACCAATAGCAGGTTCCCGTTCAACCAACTCACGTACTGAGGAACAGAGTTCTCCGTCTTTACGTATTTGTTCCAGTTTCCTTGTGGAGCCATCTGCTTCCCTCATAAACTTAAATGTACGTGGTTCCCACCCTAGCATGAACAGCCACTCTTTTACCTGTGACACAGAACTAGGGTTAGCACGATCTTCACCAACCTTGACTTTCAGGCTCTGGGTACTCGTCGGGACCTTGTGATCCTTGCAGAGTTGTTCCCACTTGGCACCGTTTGCAGACAAACTTCCGTCCTGTTTGTGGTACACCTTTGGTCGTGTCCGTACAGCGTAGTTGACCACCTTCGGCATAACATTGGCAAGTGCCTCTGTCTTCTCTTGCTTGAGTGCTTCCCACTTTTGTAAGTGGGCTTGTGCTTTGGGTACGTCTAATTTCCATCGTAGGGCCTCTTGTTCTGCTGCACACTGTAGCTTGAACGTCAGGTAGTCGATCAGCTTCCACTTATTTCCATTGTCGGGGTACAGCTTGTTTAGTTTGATCTCTAAGTCACGCCACAGTCGTGTATTGATCTTAACGTCCTCATTACAACGGTGAGCATACTCTTCTGGTTTCAGTGTGTTCCAGTCCTTGATCACTGGCTTGGGTACACCATAGTCAACACCATAACCTTCTAGGCCATGTGACCCACGGTTGAAGTTGAGATACCACGACAGGGCTAGAGTATCGACTAGCTTTGCCTTGATCTTGACCCCTAACACTTTTTCCACTTGGGGGATGTCAAAGCGGATAATGTTGTGACCAATGAGTATATCTGCTTCCTCAAAGAAGATACGCATAGCTACATAGTCGTGGGTGTGATGCACATTTCCATCGTCCCCCATCCACGATAACACGTGTATCTTTGTGGCGTTCAGGCCATCTGTTTCTATGTCAAATACTGGCACTAATATACCTCTCGTAGTGTGAAAGTATCGTAGTTGAACTTGAGTTTACCTGCCATACCCTCTTCGGATGACGGGCGGTTCTTCTCAATCTTTAGATACGTTGTGTTGCGTTCTTCTATGTCGTCTGACTCTTTGTCACGGTGTAGGTTTACAATGACACTAGCACGTTGACCAATCATCTTACAATACTTGAAGTCTCCATTCTCGTTAGTGTGTCCGATAGACACGATACCTATGTTGAGTTCCGCTGCCAGTTTCGACAGTCGGACGGACAGGTCTGCCAGTTGTTGCTCTTTGCTTTCCTCAGTGCCAGTGATGACATCTTGGATAGGCTCAAAGAATACAAACTTACAGTCACATGCCTGACTAAAGAACCGTATCTGATCACACAGTTCGTCGGCCCCCTGTCCGTCCCCCAAGTAGAATTGATAAAGGTTCTCCCCTTTAGTAAGGTCAACGATGGCCTCACGTACTTCTTTATCAACCCCCTTGTCCTCAATTAGATCACGGCGTGTTACGTTATCATTCATGTGGTAGGACGCAAGCCCTAGCAATGAACGTAGTTTGGTTTCCTCTAGGTGCCACGTAGCGATAGGGATGTCACGTTGTAGCATCTGATATTCTAGGTACCGCATTAATTCTGTCTTACCAATACCAGTAGGTGCCTTGAACATAGTGAAGTGTCCCTGCATCAGACCCAAGATTTTGTCGTCTAGGGCTTGGATACCTGTTGGTACATATACATGCTCTGGCGTATCCTCATACAGCTTTAAGAACTGGTCAGCAGTATTGATGACGTTCTCTGGCGTATGCTTGATAGGCTTCCACCATGATGACTTGTAGTCCTGTGCTTTACCTACCTGTAGGAAGTCATTAGCATCCTTGTACTGCCCATGATCTACACGGTAGACCTTGTTAGGAAACAGTCTAGACATACGGTCAGCGACATTGTTACCTGCTTCATCGTTATCGACAGATAAAATGATCTTCTCAAAGCTGTTTAACCACTCCTTACAGTTTTCCCATAATTTCTTCGATGGGGTAGCTGATGGTAACGACACAACAGGTGTAGTCCAGTTAGACTTTAGCATCTGCCATGCAGACATAGCGTCTAATTCACCTTCTGTTATTGTGACAAATTTGCTACACCCAGCAGGGAATAGGTTCATACCAAACAACTCGTCACCCTTAAAGCCATCCTTGGTAAAGAACTTCTTGTCTGCAAGCATACGTACTTTCTTTCCACCAGAGGGGTAAGTGTACTCTTGCGTAAAGTCATCAGTTACGACATCAAACTCTTCCATAGTCTTTGCGGTAATCCCACGCATTTCCTTGTAGGTCTTCTGCGACATTGCTGTAGGTTGTGACGACACCATAGAACGTAGGTTATCAAATCCGTCTTTTTCCATTGTGGGGTACTTCTCCTTTGCCCAGTCGAACATCTCTTGTTTTGAGGGATAACCTGTATCGCAAGCATGGCACTTCCCATAACCATTAGTGTTAAAACTAAAGGCATCAGAAGAACCACACGACACATAAGGACATGGTAGGTGTGCTTGTTCAGTCATGTGGTTCTCCTTTTATTTATTTTTTAGACAGTTCGTCTAATTTCTGACGTTGGCGGCGCATGATGTATAGGGATGCCAAAGTCATGTTATGTACGCCACCTTGGAACTTTGCCATGTTTCTCTCTACAAAACGCTCTGCATACTCCATGTTTCTATCACAGATCGTTTCTAAGATTTCTTGCTCACCGAACTCATTAGTGTAGGGTTTCTGTGATACATCTTGTATTCCACTACGTGCCGCATAATTCTGACCACTTTTTACAGATGTTGCACCACGCTTTATTAATGTTTGTGCATTGTCCTCAGTGGGCATAATTCCAAGATCAAGGCAGGACTGTTGTGCTGACATCCATACGTTTTTTGCTGCTTTACTCATATCGGGTTCTCCTAGTTTACAAGTTTAAGGTTTGGTTTATCTAATAAGAATTTCTCAAGTTCTGGTCCAACAAGATCAATGACCTGTTTTAGCGACAAGAACCATTTGGCATAATCCCTAGCGATACTTAATCCTATGTCATCTTTGTCATATCCTTCCATAATACGATCCAACAACACTTGTGCTGCATCAGTTGTTTCACCTGTGTAACGCTGCCCAAACATTTGGGAAATACCTTTAATTGCACCCATAGCTTCTTCTACGTTGTAGTCTGGCACAACAGGCATACTTGCCTTACGTTCTTTAACTATTTCAGATGCTTCAAACGGTGTTATTTCGCCGTTATCTAGATCAGTCTTTACGTTACTAAACTCAGGTTTAGTCTGAGCATCATTATAGTTATTCTTAGCCTCTAAGACCTCTGGTGCAGTCATAGGTTTGTTTGACGACACAATATCTTCACGTAATTCCTCTGGGGTAGACAAGAGTGCTTGCATAGTATCAGAACTAAAGTTTTTGAGGTTGCAACCTGAAAAAGTCTTCCTAATCCTGTTTAGTTGACTACCATATGGATAAGAAATCTCACAGTATTTTGAGAATCTACCTACAAACCCTGCCATCTTGTCGTTTTCTTTTAAGTATATATCAGCAGCCCTGTTCATCCACTCTAGCTTACGATGAAAGGCACTACCCATATCTACATCAGCTTGCTTAAACCCTTCGACACAATCCTGCCAGTTGTAAACGACATCAGAAGGTGTCTTATTCATAAGTTCATTATAGTATTCATCATCAGTCATCTTTATTTCCTGTAGTAGTTGTAAATCTAAAGGGGGACTTTAGTATATAGTAACTTAATTTTTCTCCTGACAACTTTTTAGCTTACTTATTATTTTGTTGTGGTATTTTCGCCACATCTCGTTAGACTGAC